TATGATGGCATGGATATAACTCAAAGCGAAATTACCGATCTAAGGAAAGCAATTCGTTACGCAGAGATGCGAATAAATCAATTGGAAGGGAAAAGACCGAATGCAATACTTTAGAAATAAATTCGCTGAAGACATATTCAACTTAAAATATAAACACGAAGGTTGTGAGGATTGGGCAAAGCTAAGTACAACTCTAGCTAATGAAGTTGGTGGTGGCTTAATGACACGAAGTGAAATAGACCAACTTGCTCAATACATGACCGACATGAAGTTTATAGCTGGTGGAAGATACCTTTGGTATGCTGGAAGGAAACTAAAGTTTTATAACAATTGTTTCCTTCTTAGAGCCGAGGATGACACAAGAGAAGATTGGGCAAACTTAGCTCACAAGTCGATCTCTTGCTTAATGTCAGGAGGTGGTATTGGTATTGATTATAGTGTTTATAGACCTAGTGGCTCTTATTTAAAGAGAACTGGGGGCATAGCAAGTGGTTCAATCCCAGCAATGAAACTCATTAATGAATGTGGTAGACAAGTGATGCAAGGTGGATCACGAAGATCAGCAATGTATGCATCATTACATTGGGAACATGGAGACATTGAAGAGTTCTTAAACATGAAGAATTGGCAAGACATGAAAGTCAATGGTACATCATTTAAAGAACTAAAAGAAGCCGACTTCAACTTCCCAGCTCCAATGGACATGACAAACATCTCGGTTAACTATGACACTAAGTGGTGGGATAGCGATGAGATTGACGATGTATTTCGTAAGAATGTCTATCAAGCTCTTAGTACATCAGAACCAGGATTTTCATTTAACTATGGCAAAGATACCGAGACCTTAAGAAATGCCTGCACCGAAGTTACAAGCTCCGATGATAGTGACTTATGTAACTTGGGTTCACTAAACTTTTCTAAGATAGAAAACTATGGTGAGCTATGTGATGTCATACACCTTGCAACTAAATTCCTATTATGTGGAACAATCAAAGGCGATGTTCCCTACGAGAAAATCAAACAAGTAAGAAGTAGAAATAGAAGACTAGGCTTAGGTATTATGGGTCTACATGAGTGGCTTCTTCAGAGAGGATATAAATATGAGATTAATAAAGAACTTAGACTTTGGCTTCAAGCTTACAAAGACATATCGGATAAAACTTCTATCTATTTTGCTAATGATCTCTGTGTGTCTAAACCTGTTGCTAATCGTGCTATAGCTCCTACTGGAAGCATTGGAATATTAGCTGGAACAACTACTGGAATAGAACCATTGTTTGCCGTTGCATATAAGAGAAGATACTTAACTAATGGAAAAGACTGGACATACCAATATGTAGTCGATAGTGCTGCTAATGCAATGATACAAAAGTATGGAATAAACCCTGAGAAGATCGAGAGTGCATTAGACTTGGCGAGTGACCCTGAGAGAAGGATCAAGTTCCAAGCCGATGTTCAAGACTATGTCGATATGTCTATCTCATCTACTATTAATCTTCCGAGTTGGGGAAGCGATCTCAACAATGAGGATAAGGTCGATGAGTATGCTAGGATGATCAAGAAATACTCCAAGAGACTAAGAGGTCTTACGATGTATGCCGATGGCTCAAGAGGTGGACAACCACTAAGTGCAGTACCATTCCACGAAGCATCAAACAAAGTCGGACAAGAGTTCAAAGAAGAAACTCATGACATTTGTGACATTAGTGGCAAAGGTGGCTCTTGTGGAGTCTAATATCTCCATATAAAGCTCTTGTGATGGGTGAAACATATGTACTTGGTATAACCATAGCCAAGCATATGTTTCTACCTATCTCTTGGTCTTTATACGGCTCTTTTTCTTGGGTGGATAGACTAACGAGGCATCCTTTTAGTGTTACATTAAAGTAAGCTAGGATTGCTCCCATTAGTCTACCCAAAGTCTAAATAATACTAATTTAACCGAATGTCTACCTTTAAGAGAACTACATACTTAAGAGAGACTAAAGTTATGCCTATTGGTTGGGAATGGTGGTTAATAATCATGATAACTATTAACACTTTATTTAATGTCTTACGATACTTCCATAGTAGCATTAAGAGTAAGAGACTAAAGATTAGAAACAAGAGAGAAGACCAAAGTAAGATCAAGAGTTATTACTTAGGTGATGAACACATAAGAAGCAATGTCGATTGGATAGAAACCAAAGGGGATCGTAGGTTGTTTTAATCCCAATTTTTTTAAACATCTAAATGCCCCTTCCCAATAATTTTCAGAATTAAAAACTAATGTCTAATGTCTATGACTTTAGTACATCATCAATTCGCAAAGGATAACATATCCGATGCATTAAAACTTAAGCAATATCAACGACTTCAATCAATATCGTCTAGATTTTAGTTACATACATCAAAAACAATGCCCCCATGGGTAAAATAATCAATCAATTCAAAAAAAGAGTTAAAGCCTGTTGTTGTTGTTATTGTTGTCCGACTTTTTATAGGAGAGATAAATTTGAGCAATTTAGAAAAAATAAATAATAGGACTGAGGCAAATGATAAATGACTTGGATAATACCAAAGACACTATTAACCACTTATCCCTCTGTACTGGATACGAAGGAGTTGGGATTGGACTTAGAAGAGTTCTCCCAAACTTGCGAGAAATCGCTTACGTTGAGAGGGAAGGATATGTCGCAGCGCTCTTGGCAAAGAAAATGGAAGAAGGAGAGCTGGATCCAGCGCCTATCCACACGGATGTTAAAACCTTCCCATACGGAAGATTTCTTGGACAAGTGGATATCCTCTCTGCAGGTTTCCCCTGCCAACCCTTTAGTAGTGCTGGGGAACGACAATCAACCGAAGACCCACGACACCTATTCCCCTTCATCCTCGAAGGAATTAAACAATGTAGACCAAAGTTTGTCTTCCTTGAAAATGTCGAAGGCATCATCTCCTCAAAAACTAAAGATGGAGAAAGTGTTCTCAAATATGTCCTCCGAAGTTTGGAGCAAGTGGGTTACACAACAACGGCAGGAGTATTCTCAGCGGCTGAAGTCGGTGCAACTCACCAAAGGAAAAGAGTTTACATATTGGGCAACTCCAACGAGTGGAATGTGGAAACAAGACGTAGGAGACCAAGGGCAATATGCGAAGAGGGTAAAAGACAAGGGGTATCAAGTGATGCTACCTGCAGCAGTAAAACTCTCCCAAACTACCCAAGTTCCCCCAATGAACGACAACACTCTTGGGAAGCACCAAGAGTTATCAACACCAAAATACTACCTAAACCCAAACTGGGTAGAGCAACTAATGGGTCTAAATTTAGGTTGGACAGACTTAGGATTTTGGGCAACGGAGTTGTCCCTGCAACAGCCGAAAGAGCCTTTAGAGTTCTTACGAACAGGCTAATGAAATAAATTAAAAGGTATAAAATAATATGGCACTAGAAACTGGAACTTATATTAATAGTTTAAACGCATCTAACCCTACGGCTACTGATGCACTATCTCAAGCCGATGATCACATGAGATTGATCAAGAGTACAATCAAGGCAACTTTTCCTAATGTGTCTGGTGCTATTACAGCAACACATACATCGATAAATGCAGCAACTGATTTCGCTATGCCGAGTGGTTCGATCATTATATATAGTGCTACTTCTGCTCCTACTGGGTGGCTACTATGTGATGGATCGGCAATCTCAAGATCAACCTACGCAGCTCTATTTTCAGCTATCTCAACTGCCTATGGAGTAGGCGATGGAAGTAGTACTTTTAATATCCCTGACATAAGGGGAAGAGTAGTAGCTGGTAAAGAGGCAAGTGCAAGTTTATTGACTTCAGCTATTGGTGGTCTTAATGGTAATACCTTAGGTAATACTGGTGGTGTACAAGGTGTAACTTTGACATCAGCACAATCAGGTCTCCCAGCTCACAATCACTCACTAACCATGAATTCACATACGCACACATTTACTGGCTCACCTCACAACCATACTGTTCTGGGTATAACTGGAAGTGGATTAGGAAGTGGAGCTACAGCTGGTGGTGGAACAGTTACTACTTCTAATACTACGGCTGGTGGTACAAACTCTACTGTAACAACTACTGGTACTATAGCAAACAATAGTGCTGCTAATGCATCCTCGGTTCACTCAAATACCCAGCCTACAATCATCCTCAACTACATTATAAAGACCTAAAATGCCTAACTTTCCTATTAGAGACCTTGGTCAAGTTGGGGTAGTTACCGATGTATCACCCTATAACTTACCAGTGAATGGCTTCTCAAGTGGATTTAATGTTCGATTTGATGAAGGAAAAGTTAGAAGGTCTCCAATCTTCCGTACTGTCAAAGCAAGTTTAGGGTTTACTCCAAGGTTTAGCTTTGGTGTTATTAACTCATCGGCATTTGATACTGTCTTGATGTTGTCGGATGCTTGGAGTATTAGGGAATATTCATCAGGAACTGTGTCCGATAGGTCTGGATCAATATCAGGATCTAGTGACCCAAGACCCTATACTGGGGTTAACAATGGTAACGTCTTATACTTAAATAGACCTGATCGAATTCCAGTAGCAAGACTAGCCTCGGCAACCAACTTCTCAGATTTAGCGAATTGGGATGCCAATACTCGATGTGTTTCCTTACGAGGATTTAAGAATTACCTACTTGCACTCAACACAACCGAAAGCTCAACC